AGTTTATAATAAAATACAAGAAATTTTTGCAACATTGTTAAATTTTGTTGTTTCTAGCACAGAAAAAATCGCAGCTGCTGCCAAAAAACTTGGCTTTGATGAAACTGCTAAACAAATAACAGAGTTCGGAAATGCGATTCAAGAAGTCACTCCAAAAATGCTCGACAATATTGATAAGGTAAAAGAATCTTTTGAGTCTAACGCCATAGATTTGTTAGAATTTTTAGATGTAAACGACATGGACGAAACATCAGGAAAGTTCAGAGCAATGGTTGAAGAAATAATCAGAGACATTGATTTGATTATGACTAATAGAATTGAAGAAAATCCTGTAAAGGGATTGGAAGACGGTGCAAAAGACGCAACTGAAGAATTAAGTAAATTAGAAAAAGCATATCAAGGATTTAAAGACGGATTTGGTTCTGCCATGGAAGAAGCTGGAAACATTCAAAAAAACTTTACTAATATCGGAAAACAATCTTTCAAAGAACTCACAGACGCATTAACCAATTTTGTCATGACAGGAAAATTATCTATTGAAGATTTAGCAAGAACGATGATCAAACAAATTGTAAATGCATTAATAGGATCAATAGTTTCTTCTGCAATGGAAAAAGCCACTGATATGTTTAAAATGAAAGCAATCAAAGAAGCGTTGATAAGTGTTTATCAAGGTGCATTAAAAACTTTTGCTTCAATACCTTTCCCATTTAATATTGCGGCAACTGCCGCAGCTATTGGTTTTGGTATGAATCTTGTAGGCAAAATGAGAGGGTTTGAAAAAGGTGGTCGTCCTCCTGTTGGTCAACCAAGCATTGTTGGAGAAGCTGGACCTGAATTATTCATGCCCGATAGTGCTGGAACAATTATACCAAATGACAAATTAGGTGGTAGTCAGCCTGTGACAGTTAATTTCAATATTAATACAGTTGACGCTAGAGGGTTTAATGAATTATTAGTTAATAGTAGAGGTGTAATCGTAAACATGATTAACAATGCAGTTAATGAAAAAGGTAAGGTAGCAATTATATGAGTGGTGCTTTTCCTAGTTCAAATTTTAATGCCGTTAATATACAAAGTAATCAAAAAACTTTATTCAGTGAAACTGATAGTGGCAAAACATTTAGGCGACAAATTCAAGGACAAAGATTTAGTTTTACAGTTTCATTTCCTCCAATGAAAAGAACAGACTTTGCACCTATTCAGGCTTTTATTATGAAGCAAAGAGCAAGGAAAGAAAGTTTTACCATAACCTTACCAAGTGGATTCAATGCTCTTGGTAGTGAAACAGGGACTTTGCTTGTGAATGGTGCACATTCTGTTGCAGATACAACGATTGCTATTGACGGATTTGCTAGTGATAGTGCTGGTAGATTGAAAGCTGGTGATTATATTAAGTTTGCCCATGATAAAGTTTATATGGTTGTTGATGATGTGACTTCTTCAAGTAATGCGGCAACAGTCACGATTGAGCCACCATTGAGAACTGCTTTAGCTAATAATAGCGCAGTCACCTACGATTCAATTCCTTTTACAGTACACTTAACTAGCGATGTTCAACAATTTGAAATTAACCAAAATGATAAAGACGGAAATCCTATTTATCGGTACGAGTTTGATGTTATTGAAAGTTTATAATGGCAAGAGGATTATCAAATTCAGTCAAAACAGAACTTGCAACAGGAATTATTGACCCTGTTTTATTAATAGAAATAGGTTTCTCAACTCCAATATATCTTACTAACGCTTCATTTGATTTAACGTCAAGTATATCTGGTTCATCAAGGACCTACCAATCTAACGGACATCTAAGAAGCATTACAGGAGTCAATGAAACTAATAGACCAACAAAAAATACTTTATCAATAAGTTTATCTGCAGTTGACCAAACTTATGTATCAATAGCTTTAAATGAAAATATAATTAATGATGATGTTTATATCTATCGTGGTTTTTTAGATTCTAATAATGCTTTAATATCTGACCCATTTCTTTTATTCTTTGGTACTATTGATGAATATAAAATTAGTGACAACACAACTACTGCTAATTTAATTCTAAGTATAACTTCTCATTGGGGAAACTTTAGCAAAACATCTGGGCGTACTACTACTGATAATTCACAACAAAGATTTTTTACAAGTGATAAAGGTATGGAGTTTGCGGCTCTAACTGTTCGTGATATTAAATGGGGAAGAACGTGACCAGTGTTCATTTATTACAAGCAGAAAAAAAAGATATAGAGAATGTTTACAATTTATTAGTAGAATATAAAAATGTTGATTTAGAAGATGTAAGTTTTCCAGAAATTGATAGAGATAAACTATTAAATTTTATTAATACAATATTACAAAGAGGTAAGATAATTTTATTAAAAGATTTAGATCGTGATGAATTAATTGGTTGTTGCATGTTTAATAAATCAGAATATTTTTTTAGTAAGAGTAAAATACTCCAAATACAAATGATATATATAAAACAAAAATTTAGAAATTTTAAACTTGTCAAAACATTAATTGATTCTGTTAAAAAAGTTTCTGAAGATTTGCCTATCGTATTATCAATTACATCTGGTTTAGGAATAGACCCTGTTTTTCAAAGATTAGGTTTTGAAAATATGGGTGGTAATTGGAGGTTGATGTAATGGGTGGCTGGAATCCGTTTGAGGAAATAGTTGATTTTGTCACCGATATTGTTGATGTATTTGTTGACATAATTGAAGATTTTGTCGGCTGGTTATATCCAACACCTGATATTCCTGACTTTGGGGATATGCAACAAGATCAAAACGCTAAAGGTGTATTAGTTAATAAATTTAGTGCTAATGCTCACATACCCATAGTTTACGGAACAAGAAAAGTTGGTGGAAATGTTGTTTTTTTAGAGACATCAGGAATTGATAATGAATTTTTATATATGGTTATTGTTTTATCTGAAGGTGAAATACACGACATATCAAAAATATTTATTAATGATAATGAGGTCACATGGTCTGGTGATATTGCTGATAATACACAAATTACAGTTGCTAGTAGTGATGCAAACTTTTTTGATACAACTGATTCACAAAGTTTAATAACTTGCGAGCCACATTTTGGTACAGATTCACAGAGTGCTTCAAGTTTAGTTAGTGGTCTATCTTCATGGACTTCAAATCATAGACTTAGAGGATTAGCATATTTATCATTAAAGTTTAGGTGGAATCCAGATAAGTTTGGCTCATTACCTACTGTTAATGCAATAGTAGAAGGAAAAAAGGTTTATAATCCTAATTTAGATTCAACAGTCACAGGTGGTAGTGGCAGTCATAGAAAAGATGATTCATCTACTTGGGCATATTCTGACAATCCTATTTATCAATTATTAGATTATTTAAGAAATGATAGATTTGGTATGAGTATTCCAAACAGTTATTTTGATTCTAATTTTGCAGATTGGCAAACTGCTGGTGATATATGCGATACAAATATAACCCCCTATTCAGGTGCTAGTCAAATTAACTTAATGGATAGTCATACAGTCGTTGATTCATCAAAAAAAGCTATTGATAATGTTAAAGAATTTGTCAAAGGCAGTCGTGCTTTTCTAAATTTTAGTTCAGGTCAATATAAAATATTAGTTGAAAGTAGTGGTTCAGCTTCTATTACATTAACTGAGGATAATATTTTAGGTGGAATTACTGTTAGCAGTAAAAATAAAAATTCACGATATAATAGAGTTATTGTAAATTGGATTAATCCAGATAAAAATTTTCAATCAGATACTGCACAATTTCCTCCTGTAGATGAAACAGGAATAGCAACTGCTGATCAACATGCAACCATGAAAACTGCTGACGGAGGTTTATTATTAGAAGGAAGATTTGATTTCCCTATGCTGACAAGTCCTTATCAAGCACAAGAAATGGCTGAAATTATTTTAAGAAGATCAAGATCAAGTTTAGATATTTCTGTTAAAGCTGACGCAACTGCATTAGATTTATCAATAGGTGATATAGTTAATATTACCCATGCTACACCAAGTTTTTCAGCAAAACCTTTTAGAGTACAAGGTCTAACTTTAAATTCTGATCATACTGTAAGTTTACAATGTTCTGAACATCAAGATAGTTATTATACTTTTGGAACTCAGCAAGAGGTGGCAACCATACCTGATACGACCTTGCCAAACCCTTTTAGTGTGACCCCTCCAGCAAGTGTGACTTTAGATGATGAATTAATCGAATACGCTGACGGAGTTGTTATCACTAGATTGACAGTTGCCGTAGGTGCATCATTAGACAAATTTGTTGATAATTATGAAGTACAAGTCAAGCAAACATTAGATCAAAATGGTAATGCCGTTAGTGATGACTTTAAAGAAATAGCAACAGGAAAAATTCTAAATTATCAATTACTGAATGTTATAGATGAAGCTACATATCAAGTAAGAGTAAGAGCCGTTAATACTATTGGAGTTAAATCTACGTATGTTTCTACTACTAGAAAAATAGTTGGGGGAGTAGAGCCACCCTCAAATGTAGATGATTTTGCCGTTGAAATGCATGGTCAAGACCATATGAAACTTACTTGGACACCACCAAGCAGAGAAAGTGATTTAGATATATCTTTTTATGAAATCAGATATCAAAATGTGACAAGTGGTGCTAATTGGCTAAATTCAACAAACCTTGTTAGATGTACACGTAGAAAATGTGATTTTGCTATTGTACCAGCACGTACAGGGAGTTATTTAATTAAAGCAGTCGATAAAAATGCTAATAGTTCTGCTGAAGCAACAATAGTCACGACAAATATTTCAGGTATTCAAGCGTATCAAACTATTTCAACTTTTACAGAAACACCAAATATATTTACGGCATTAGACCAAATGGACGCTAGTTTGCCTTTAGCAGTAAAAATTGATGATTCAGGTGATACAGTTTTAACTTTAGACACAGTGACTAATTTTGATGATACTGTTGGAAACTTTGACAGTCCTAGTGGTGATTTTGAATTAGGTGGTACTGATACAACATCAAATCCTAATAACAATGACACAAATAGAGACGCTAAAGGATTTTATAATTTTAGTAATACACTTTCATTAGCACAAGTTTATGACGGAAATATAGAACCAACAATTACATTAGACGCAGAAAATCCTTATGACTTGTTTGATAGTGGTAGAGGTGCATTAGTTTTCGATTCGGCTAAGGCTCCATTTGACGGAACTGAGCAACTTCATGCCTTTCATAGAGTACAAATAGCAACCTCATTAACTTCATTAGATGATTGCACAAGTTTCGTTGATATATCACAATCAGCTACTTTCAAATTTAAGTTTGCAAAATTCAGATTAAAACTTACTAATGATGATGACCAAACGTCAAGTAATGTTAAAACTATAACTATTAAATTGAACATGGAAGAAAGAACTTTTGCAGAAAGTAATATTGCAACGTCATCAGGTTCAAAAACAGTGACTTATACAAATCCATTTTATGCAGTTCCAGCAATAGGTATCGCTGCTCAAAATATGCAGACAGGGGATATATTTACAATCAGTTCAAAAACTGTTAATGGTTTCAGCATAGCTTTTGTTAATTCAAGTGGCTCTGCAGTAGATCGAACATTTGATTATATTGCTAAAGGTTATGGGTTGCAAAGTTAGAAAGAAAAGGATATAGATTAATACATGGCACAGGTAAGTGATGTTAGTTTAGCAAATCAAGGGTTCAGTAGTTTTCGTACAGAACTCAACAATATTTTGACTGCTTTAAATTCTCAGCATAGTGGGAGTTCAGCGCCAAGTTCAGTTGTAGCTGGTACATTATGGATAGATACAGCAACTAGTGGAGTCTTAAAATTAAAAATGAATGACGGAACAGATAATGTTGAATTATTACAAGTAAATATTTCAAGCAACGCAATAACGAGTAATATGTCTGTGACAGGTACAATAACTGAAGCTGACCCAAACGCTTTGCCTTTAGCGATTGCATTGGGATAGGAGTAAATTATGGCGAATACTTTTAAAGTAAAAACAAATGGTGCAATGCCAGCATCTGCTGGAACTCCATTGACCTTATACACAGTACCAAGTTCAACAACTTGTGTTGTAATCGGTCTAGTGTTAAATAATATTCATACAACAGGGGTGACGGCTAGTGTTCAATTAGTTTCCGATACTTCAGATACAGAAACGAATGAAACTGTTTTTTTAGCAAAAGATATTTCTGTTCCTGTTGGGTCACCACTTGAAATTTTAACAGGTGGAAAAGTAGTATTACAAGCTACTGACGTTTTGAAAATTGATTGTTCAGTATCTGCAAAAATAGATTCAACATTAAGTATATTAGAGATTACATAGGTTTTTATGGGTTATATTGGAGTTCAACCAAAAGCTGGATTTACAAGTGGACTGCTAGATAGATTTACTTCTACCACAGGAACAACAGTCACATTAACCCATGATATTGCTTCAGAAAACGACATCATTGTATTTGTTAATTTTGTTAAACAGGATAGCACAAACTATTCTGT